AATTTTATGAATGATGAAGATGGTATCAGTTTAAGCGATTTAGGTTTATAATAAACTATTTATATGGAAAAGAATTACTTTGTCAAAAAAAATAACAGATAAAAGAGAGTTATTATTAGAGTACGCTAAATGTGCTAATGACCCTTGTTATGTCATTGAAAGTTATTTCGAAACTTTCGATAAGACTAGGGAGGGGTATGTGCCGTTTGAATTATTCGATGGACAAAGAACCTTAGTTGCAAATTATAAAAAACATAGATTTAATTTAGTGTTAAAATACCGCCAAGCTGGTATATCAACAGTTACAGCGGCATATTCTGCGGTACTTACCGCTTTCGCTAGTCCAGAAAGACCAGAAAAAGTTTTGATCTTAGCAAACAAGCAAGAAACTGCGATAGAATTCCAAAATAAAATCATTAACTTTATTAAACAACTACCAGATTGGGCTAGTGTTACATTTGATAAATCATCACAAAAGCACGTTAGATTATCAAATGGTTCAGAGATAAAAGCTGTAGCAACATCTCAGGATGCCCTACGTGGTTACACACCAACGGTATTATTAATTGACGAGGCGGCCTTCGTTGAAGGTGGGCAAGAATTATGGACGGCTTGTTTGGCTTCAATTGGTACTGGTGGTAAAGCTGTTCTAATCTCAACCCCAAATGGGTTAGACCCTATTTATTACGCTTCATATGAAGGGGCAATTAAAGGTGAGAATAGTTTTTGTGTTACACACCTAAAATGGTGGCAAGACCCAAGATTTAACAAGGATTTACGTTTGATTAAAGCCAAAGATATTGTAGATTGGATACAAAAACCAAATGCGGAAAAGCATGAGGAGATAATACAATCAGCAATTGACTTGCACCCTGACGTAATCGCTAAATTTATTAGTGAGGGTTATAAACCACATTCTACATGGTATGAAAATATGTGTAGAGATATGAATTTTAATAAACGAATGATTAACCAAGAGTTAGAATGTGCGTTTATTGGTTCTGGTGATAACGTAATTGAAGGTGAAGTAATTAGAAAACAAGAACAGGATAATGTTAGGGATCCAGAAATCAAAGATAAAGCTTGGGATAGTAATCTATGGATATGGAAATTACCTGAAAAAGGACATAGATATATACTAGCCCTCGATGTATCACGTGGTGACTCTGAGGATGCTACAGGTATGTGCATAATTGATTACGATACTTTTGAGCAAGTATTAGAATATCATGGTAAAGTCCCACCAGATGTTGCGGCTTTAATTGTGGATCAATATGGTAGAATGTACGAAGCCTTATCAACATTCGACATTACTGGTGGTATGGGTATTGCGTCAACACAAAAACTTAAAGAACTAGCTTATCCCAAAAAATTATTACATTATGATAATGATGATAATAATAACATGTACTTTATGCCCGATGAAAACGCAATCCCTGGTATTAATTTTGCCTCAAGAAATAGGAGAGGTCAAATTATAGCGGCTTTAGAAGAAGCGGTTTCTAGAGGTGGGTTTAAAATACGTAGCGAAAGATTAACAGCTGAATTGAAGAAATTCGTTTATAAAAATGGTAAACCAGACCATATGAAAGGATCACATGATGACCTTATTATGGCACTAGGTATGTGTTTATTTGTTGCAAACACTTCATTTAAAAGATTACAAGAATCGGATAACCTAACAAGGGCTATGTTAGATAGCTGGAAAATAAAAACAAATGAACCAAAGTCAGATTCAAACTATTTATTAGAAAAGATAACTAGTACACCAGACCCAAATAAAACATATGAAGGTGAAGGGATTAACGATATGTTACAAAATACAAGGCAATATGGTTGGTTATTCGGGTCTGATCCTAGGAAAAATAAAAAAATATAATCAAAAAATACAATGGGAAATGTGTTAATTAAACAAGCAAGAAGTTCTGGTCCAGGATCAACATCAATTGTTAGATCACCAGATCCAGGAAGAATTACCAATAAGGTTGATGGTGTGGCGTTAGCGGAAAATCTTGCCGCAATAAAATGTTCACCAGAATCTGATGGAACAACAACATATGTACAATTAAAGGTTTGGGACGGTACGACCGAGAATTATAAATTCCCACCTTACGTTGACTGTGAATATATGGATTAAAAAAAAATTATGGGAAATTTTACTATCTTTCAAAGATTAAATAAAGTATTGGGTAACGAAATTGAGGGTCCAAAATATGTCATAGACCCCAACTCGTTTAATAATATCAGTGGTGATGAGCTCGAGAATAAAAAACTAGAGGCCCAACAAACGGTTTTTTTACAAAACCAGTGGAAAAAAATTGATAATGAGTTGTATCAAAAAGCAATTTATTATGAACCAACAAGAATTGCATCATACTATGATTATGAAGCTATGGAATACACACCAGAAATTTCTGTTGCGTTAGACATATTTGCTGAGGAGGCAACAACTGCGAATGAAAATGGTAAAGTCCTAACAATTTATTCTGATAGTTCAAGAATTAAAAAAGAACTTACAAATCTTTTTGAAAACGTTATAGATATTAACGCTAATTTAACCGCTTGGGCTAGAAATGTTTGTAAATATGGTGATAACTTTGTTTACAATAAAATTGTACCAAAACAGGGTATCGTTGGGGTAACCCAATTACCGAATATTGAAATAACTAGGTCTGAACCTGGCTTTGCTAAGGTAACTAGTCTGGACGATCAGCAAAAAGAAAATAATATTAAATTTTATTGGAAAGATAAAAATATAGATTTTAATTCTTTTGAAATATCACATTTTAGATTACTTGGCGATGATAGGAGATTACCGTATGGTACGTCTATGCTCGAAAAAGTTAGAAGGATTTGGAAGCAATTATTATTATCTGAGGATGCGATGTTAGTTTATCGTGTTACTAGAGCGCCAGAAAGGAGAGTATATAAAATCTTTGTGGGGAACATGGATGATAAAGATGTTGATGCTTATGTGGATAAAATCGCCAATAATTTTAAAAGAACCAATATGGTTGATAAAAATAATGGTAACCAAGATACACGATATAACGCTTTAGCTGTGGATCAGGATTATTTTATCCCAGTTAGAGATCCTTCATTGACGATGCCGATAGAAACATTACCTGGCGCACAGAATCTATCTGAAATCGCTGACATTGAATATATCCAAAAGAAAATGTTAGCAGCGTTAAGAGTACCTAAAGCATTTATTGGTTTTGAAGAAACACTAGGCGATGGTAAAAATTTGGCTATCTTAGACGTGAGATTCGCTAGAGCCGTACACAGGGTACAAAAAGCTTTGATCCAAGAATTAAATAAAATGGCAATTATCCATTTATACACTAAAGGATTTGAAGATGATTTAGATAATTTTACGTTAACATTAACTAGCCCATCAACGCAAGCTGAGATGCTTAAAGTGCAAAACTGGAAAGAAAAAATTCAGTTATATCGTGATGCTGTTTCTGATGCGGGTAATGGATTCGGTGCTATGTCGATGACTTACGCCAAAAAAGAAATACTGAATATGAGTGATGATGAAATCAAACTAGATATTCAAAGACAAGCGGTTGAGAAAGCTGGTGGCGAAGAGGTTAAAGCTTTAGGTGAAACAATTAAACAAACAGGTATTTTTAGAGATATCTATAAAATATATAAAATAGACCCTAATAACATGACAGCTAATACTGGTGGAGGTTTTGAAACTGGTGGTGCTGGTGGTTCATCTGGTGGTGGCGACATGGGTGGTGGCGCTGATTTAGGTGTTGGTTCTGAAACTGGTACAGATTTTACAGCACCATTAGAAGTACCTGGAGAAGGTGGTGAAGCCGCTCCTGAAGCAACTCCAGAAGTCGGTGCTGGTGAAGACTTAGCTGAGATAACTAAAAGTAAAATTGAAAAAAGAAATAGACTAATTAACGAGTCATTAAAGAAAACAATCGATGATATCGATAATTTATTAAAATAAAAGATATTTATTTATAAAATATAAGAAATGTTTGGACAATTAAAAGAAAGTGTATTAACTAATTTAGAAAAAGAATACGCACAAAACGGTGAAACTAAATTTAAAAAGCAATTTGCTAAATATGTTAAGGTTTTAAAAGAAAATAAATCTCTTAAAGAATTTAATGAGATTTATGACCTATTAAATAATATGAGATTTGATAATGAGCTTGTTGCCAAGGAATTTGTTGAAGAGTCAATAAATCACCTTAAAAAACTTAATTTATCTGAAACAGACGAATTAAAATCTTTAGTTGAGAATGTTGTATCGATTGACGGAACAATAAACCACTCAATTGATGAATTGGTCTTTAACGAAAAAATTACAATTTTAGATAAAGTTAAACACAAAACTAATTTGGTTAGTCATTTATTAAGGGATGATAGCAAAAGCACCAGCGTAACTGAATCAATCGGCCAAATAACAGAAAAACTAAACGATAAGATATCAAAACTGAATGAGGAACAAATGAAAGCCTTAAATTTGTTTGCTGAAAATGATGACTCGAAAATAAACAGCTATTATAATGAATTAATCAACGACACATCATCTTTAGTTGAGGCAAGTATTAATGAATCTGATGACATAATTATTGTAAAAAAATTATTAGAGGTTAGAGGTAAATTGAACGAAATGAAAGAACAAAAGCCAAATCTAGATAATATTGACATGATTATCGATTTAAAAAAGACATTTGAATAATATAACATATAGGTTAAAAGTAAAAGCCAGGGTAGCGAATCCTGGCTTTTTTTTGTCCCATAACTGGAACGGTCCTAAAACACCGCTTATAGCGGAATATCTTACTCTTTAGGGGTATTGTTTTTATTACCTCTTGTATTAAAAATTTTCTCGATAACCGTTAGGCCCAAACCGCCACCAGCAATTAAACATAACGCATCAAACATGTATTCTGGTGTACCATCACCTCTAAATGTGGCAACATACGCTAATATTATTACGTTTATTAATGTAAACAAGGCGGCAAATCTTTTACTAGATGTTTCACTTTTACCAGATAGTAAGTCATAAATAAATTTTTTCATAGCATGTTTTTTGGTTTTGTCCTATAGTATAAATATTTGGAAAATTGGATAAATTTTATTATTATTATAATATCATAATAATAAAAATAGAAAACATGGTAAAACAAAAATGCAAACAAAATTCGGTAAAGAGAAAAAACTATTCACTGACGATAAGTTCAGAGTGAAATATGGGACAATAGACGCTGTTAAATTGAACGCTGTTTATTTAAACATTGAGTCTTGGGTTACACCCAAAGAAGACGAAAATTACGAATCTTTTATAAGGTTAATCAGAAAAAAAATTATGGTTAACATTAAAGAAAAGCTTGATGGAACAAAATTTAATGAATATTTCATTGTTGATTTAGATTTAAGAGCCTCAGGTATGTCTTTAAATAAAAAGAGCTTTATGTTTATCGAAGTTACGGTATACCCAAAAGAAAAAATAAAATTTA